GTTCGACTAAACCATTAAGGACTGAACTAAAGTGATCACCAGCGTTGCTTGTTAAGAATGTCTGAGCATTGGCTCTTGCTCTTGTGACTGGTACAGCTGCTTTATAGCCATCTTCTGAGATTTCTCGAATTTCATCAATCCATAGAAAGTCTGCTGTTCTTCCGCGTGGGCTAGATGAGTTATCTGAAATGACATCAAGGGTTGCTCCATTAAGTAGCTCTATTCGTTCGCCACCGTTGGCATAACGGATTGCTTTTGTCATTGCTTTGAGTTCAGGCGTTGATTCTATGATCCAAGCAATTTCTCGAAAGAGCATCAGCGATGTTGCGCGGTTGGCTGACATGATAATCAGCTTCTTTTCGCCACCGTAGAACATACCCCAGATAATTCGAACTCTCCCTAGATGGCTTTTGCCATTCTGTCTCGAAATAAGCAATAGCGCCGTCTTGATTCGATATTGATTCTTTTTATTGACCATCAGCATCTGATTCAGGACGAACTTCTGATAAGGCATCAGTTCATCCATCTTTAGACGCTCAATCATTTCTAAAACTTCACCAGCTCTAGATTTGCCTTTGAGAAGTGGGCTGTGAACCCTCGGTTCAGTTGCCCCTCGCAGCGGTTGGACTCTTTTGGGTTTATCTGTCATTGAACTGGATTAGGTCGAATCTTAAACGGACTATCTTGCATCGGTTCGGACTGCATCGGGGATATACGGGCAGAAAAGACAGGGGGGGTAGCCGTCTGTGCTAAAAAAACACCCTCATCCTTCGATGACTTACGCAAGTTACAATCCCTGCATAACACTTGTAAGTTATCCATGTCATGAGTGCCGCCGTTCTTACGGCTAATGATGTGATCTATTTGCAAGTTCTCATCATTGCCACAGTACCTGCATTGCCTACCATCGCGAGCGAACACTCGCTCTTTGTGGTTGCGATACTTACGGCTATTGAGTTTATCTATTGCCAATTGTATCGCTTCCAATGTTTGTAGGACTTACACCAGTTAGGCTGACCATTCTCAGTCAATCCATACCTATGAGCAGTATATCTGTTAGACCAATCAATCATGTCATATTCATTGAGGTCTCTGTATTTAGTATTACGCATTTGAATATAGCCATAGTGAGAACCATTAACAGCTTTATGATTCCATGCTGATTCTTTGCCTATAAGAGCTGTAGCGCATTTGTAATTCTTTAATGTTAATTGAGATCGTAAATATTCTTTTGGTGTGAAGTCTTTTGCTACAGGGCTGTGTGCAGTATTGCATAAGACAATACTCGCCCCCATAGCAATCGCTACCACCCGAGCTAACCGCGAGGCGGCTCGTGCTGAACGCCTGAAGCGTTCTAACGATTTATAGCGTAGCATGGCATTCCTAATATGTTGAGCATTGCATCTCCAATAATCTCATTATGTGGACAGTGATTTACATCACATATTGATTCTTTCCTCAGCAATCTTCATGTAATCTGCATCCATCTCAATACCAATGAACTTACGATTTAAGAGCTTGCAAGCTACGCCAGTAGTGCCTGAACCCATGAATGGGTCTACGATTGTGTAATCTTCTGGCAATATGCCCACAATGCGCTTCATTACTTCTAATGGCATTTGACATGGGTGAGCTGTCTTTTCTTTAGACACATTCTTAACCTGCTCAATATGCCACCAGTCATAGAGTCTTGCTGATTTACCCTCAGCTATGCTCTTAATGACTCGCTTGTCTTTGAGATTCTTGTAAGGCTGCCCATATTGTCTAAAGTTAGGCTTGATGCGAAAGAAGGCTATCTGTCTGTGCTGTCTGGGAAGATTAGAGTTTTGCACCCAGCTGACAATCTTTTCTGGTGTTTCTTGTAATTGGAAGGCTAGCTTGTAAACTTCTTCTGGATAATGAATTACAACAAATGGGCTATCTTGAAAGATACCTTCAAGCATCTGGTAATACTCATCAGAAGCCATCTTGTCTTTATAGGTGTTATAACGATAGCCAATGTTAAATGGTGGGTCAGTCACAATCACGATCTTTTCGCCTCTAGCTTTAATCTTTGGCAGCTCTTCAACACAGTTGCCTAGTATTAGCTCGCTCAATTCTTATCCTTACCCCAGCCAGTACCCTTAAACACTAAGCCAGGAACTGAATAGATTCTGTTGGCTTGTGCGCCGCAATCTGTGCATCGAACCAAGTCATGATCCATAGACAATTCAAGCTCCATTTGAGTATTACAAATAGGGCAACGATATTCATACATTGGCATTAGTCGCTTCTTTCTCACAGGTTTTGCACTCCATTTTCTCAATAATCCAACCACCACATTTATTGCATCTGATGGGATTTAACTCTAAAGGAATCTTGTCATAACCGGCTCTTAGCAATAGCTCCACCAAAGCGTGTAACGGTAATAGTGCCGCATACTCAGACACTAATGTCCCTTGACCATTACAGCGAAGAACAACCACCCCAAGTTTCCCACTCTTAGTTGTCCTTGCCTTGCTTTGGCGAAGCCATGCTAGCGGTGCGAATTTGGCGACACCCTTAACTTCCACGTCAAATGGAAGGTTCACGATGTCACCAGACGGATCTGCACCTCTTCCAACCGTAGCGTATTGCCACCACTCCCTCAAGTAGTCAGCGACAAGGCGTTCGGTTGCTAAGCCTCTATTCCTGCGGTGATTCGTCATCAATCTCTTTCGTTACATTCAATGCAATGTGTGAGACTGCATGACACTTTAGACAGGTAAGAAATACCTGGTCATTAGCCTCTGGAGTAATAGCCACAGGTTCATTGCAAAGATCGCAATAGATAACAATATCCTGCGGTTCATCGGACTGTCCGCCCATGATCGTGGCTGTGCCATTATCAAAGATTACCATTTCGCCCATAATTATGCCCTTGCCTTCTGTGGTCTCCAGTTGCCTTCCGGACTTATCTCATACCAAATAACATCTTCGCCTTTAGGGCATCGATTGATTTCACCAGTAGCTGCTGCAATGCACTTAAAATGACCCCACGGCTTATTCGCCTTCGTCATTCCATGAGCCCACACGCGTTCACCATGCGGACAACGAGGAACATCCTTGTCGGTTGTGCCGCCTATGATGTCCTTTACAACAGCGACTGCTTGAGCTGATGTCGTTGGTGCTGCGACTGTTTTAATAGTCCACGGATCAGATTCATTTACGACAGGGATATACTCTTGCTTTGGCTCTGCGAGTTTTGTTCTGGCGACCTTAACCATTTCCTCTTTGCTTGGTCGCTTACCTTTGCTTGCATAACCAGCATTCGCAAGCGCTCTGCCGATCGCGCTAGTCTCGCAGTTTTCCAATGCGCTAGTTGCATTAACGCCTCGACTGCTAATCGTCTCCTCAGCGAGTCCGCTGGAGAACGGCGTGCTATCAGCGAAAGTACGATAAATCCATGCTTTAACAATGTATCTGTCATTTTGGAAACTCACTAACTCTGTCTCGACTCTGAAATCTGGAAAGTCCTTAATAAACTTTTCCAGCCTTACTTCTACTGTCTCGTAATCGTCTAGGTTAAACATAAAGTTCATCCGCCTCTGTTTGTAGTTCTAGTGCTATTGCTAAATAGGCTATTGCATCAATGTAGGAATCTTGGTGACTTGGTGTCTCTGTGATTCTGGCGAGTTTGACCTCGACCATTGAAAGAGCAGCTTGTGCGTCTGTGATTGGGTAATCAAGTAAACAGGATAACCTTGCAGCGATCCGACCCTGATTGATTTTCGGATGACCATAGACTTTGCCACGATCTTGCATAATGTCGATTGCATTGATAAGCGCCTCAGTTGCCTTCATCGACCCACCTGCTCGTAATACTTTCGGACGGCTTTGCGACCATCTACCAGCCCTTGATCGTAGCCAACTTCCTGACCTAATCTAAAGGAGAAGTAAGAGATTAAGCCAACACCTGCAATCATCAGAATCGTTAATGAATTGATAATCATTTTGCCCTTTCTTGCCCCGTATTTCGGGAACAGGAAGAGTGTTGCACAGCTAGTGGGATTTATTCAGTAGATTTTGATAACGAAACGGTAACAATTCTGAGTCATCCATATGGTCATCGATGTCTCTGGAGATGTCGTTACCGAGCGCGCCCGTATCTCTTACCTGACACAATGAAAGTACCATCCTTCTCTAAGTTAATGATGCTGACCTGCACATTTGTGCCTATTTCCTCAATGACAATGAATGCTTGCTGCCAGTTCATAGTGCCTTTAGTGTAGGTTGCCTTACGGACATCCATGAGATGCCCACCTTCCCAGCCTCGAATGATGCGCCCGACACGCCCACCTGTGGACTCTGAGAACTGTGAGAAACCAGCTCTATGCGTGTGACCACAGATAATTCCAAAACCTGCTCTACGAGCCGCTTCAAGGGCTGTAAGACCTGGTGTGGGCTTTACGCTACCCTGATCACCATGAACGGCTAAAATCGCGTTAGAACCGCTGCCAGCGACCTTATACGGGGTCTTGTGGTAGGTAATGCCGAGCTCATCTAGGCGCATGAATTTCTCAAACCGAAGTTCAGGTAAAGACATGAAGCTTGGAATCTTGTTCATGATGACATTAAATAATCTATCGGTGTGATTGCTACGAATCATATGCTGTTCTTTGGCGTATTCGCCTAACTGCCATAACACATCGACAGTCATGTCTCTATTCTCAGCTAGTGTCTGTTCGTACCAGCCAGGCTTTCCTTCACTCCAACGACCGATTTCTGTGAAATCTGCTTCATCTCCGAGAGTAACAACAGAGTCGGGGCGAACAGCTTTAATGTAAGCCGCAACATTAGAGACGGCTACTGGATCGTGCAGGGGAACTTGTAAGTCTGGAACTACAACAGTTCTTTTCATTCATCCTCGTCATCATCCTCATAATCGCCGAATTTTTCGGGTTCGATTGGGGTAGGCAAAATCCAAGCAGGATAGGCTTGTGGCTCTGTAATCATGAATAAAACAACAGACTCAGGAAAGCCTGCCTTCTTCAATGATTTGTAGTATTCATGCAGCCCAATGCAGAAAGCATCGAGAGCTGAATATCCTTGTTCTTCCAACGCCTTAGTTGCTTTTCTTGCCATGAGTAAATTGTCACCTCTCTAATAAAGAAATGATTGTTTCGACACGCCCTTCAAGTCGATTCAATCTGTCATTCATTGATGAACCACCGTTAGGTTTTAGTTCAGCCAAGTAATGTTTAACCAGCCAGCGCACAGATCCTGCAAACGCTGTGACAATAGAGATAACTGCAACTGCAAGAGCCGCCCAGTTAAGGGCGCTCATTATGCTTTAATGCCTAGACTTGAATCGTTAGGGTTTAACCAACGAATGATTGGTGGCAAGCATGATGAAAGACCAGCAGCGACTAACGCCTTTGGCTCTGTAACACCAGCTGCTGCTAATGAAAGAACTGCTACTAAGAATGCTCTAGCCCATGAGCCTGCTGCTGTTTTTAGGTCGTTCATCTATCTGCTCCTAGCATCGGGATATCAAACCAGCTACCGTTCTGGTCGCCTTCTTTAGTGAATGAAATATGAATATGGTGATTGTGCTGATTAATCCCATCGTAAGCACGCCAACGCCAAGCTCTCTTAGAACTGGCAATTTTACCTGCGAAGATGACATATGCAATCCGTTTGTCGGTCTTGGCACACTCGCGTATTTGGTCGGCAAGATAAGCACCTGTGCTGGGGCGTGAGTCGAAGTCCTTATCCACATCAATAGCCCGGACGATTCCGTTAGACGGATCGGGATTGTGGTCACTCTTACGATTGGAGTGTTTGGCATCGCCTATCCAACCGTCCGACTTACGGTCTCTGTCAGGGAACGCATCATCGATTTGCTCTCTGAGTTGCTGACCAGCCTTGCACAGTATTGGCTTCATTATCCGAGAATGGTTTTTAGTTCTTCTTCGGTTAAACCAAGACGAGCCAATAACGCAGCCTTGTCTGCTTCGGCTTTTGCCTTTGCTTCTGCTGCTGCCTGTGCTAGTGCTTGGTCTGCTTCATGTTGAGCAAATTCCGCGTCATTCATTTCGCGATCAATTATTTCATTTGTTGCTAAATCATGAATTCTTATCATTGGTCTAGTCATAATTAGTTTACTCCGTAAAGTAGGATTGTTCCGCCTAGTGTTGCTGTACCGCCAACTGTTCTAAATTGTAGAGAAGTTATTGCAGCACTATGAATGGCGCAACCACCTGCAATAGTTGCCCTAGAACCTGAAGCGTGATTTCCATACCATTCTATTGGTTTTCTGTTTGTTGATGTGTAGTTATCTATTTGGACTACAAAGCCATTTGATGAATTTGATGCAAGAGAATTGTCAGTAAAAACATAAATATCTGATGCGGTTACAGCATTTGCACCTGATGTTCCTGATGCTTCAATGTTACCGCTTGATGAATTTGGAGAAACAAAGAAATTGGCACTTGCACTGAAAGTTATACCGCTTCCAACAATATAAAGTTGTTTGTAAGATTGGCTAATAGAAGAAATTACTGTGCTGGTTCCTGATAGTGTAGTTGTGCTAAGTAGTGTCATTCCACCACCGCTAGCAGGAGTAGCCCAGCTTGGCAATCCACCTGAAACTGTAAGAACTTGACCGGTTGTTCCAATACCCAAGCGCGCAGGTGTTGATCCACTAGATGAGTAAATCGTGTCACCTGTTGTGGTCATTGGGTTGGTCATGCCAGTTGTGTCTAAGTTAGCCCAAGCAGAACCTGTGTAATAAGTAGTTACATTTGTATCTTTTAGATAAGCAAATTGACCTTCTTGCGGAGAAGTAATTTCGGCATCACGATTTGCAGCATCGGCAAAAACACCAACGCCCTGCATGAGATAGCCATTAACATCTGCTGCTGTAAGAACCTCACCTGTTGTAAAGGTCTTAAAGCCTAGTCCTGCTGCCATGTATTACTCCTTAGTAACTTAGAACACTGGTATCAAGGATACCTGATAATGTCGAATCGAGAATGAACCCATCGATAATAGGCTCTAGTGTTGTGAACTCTGTTTTCCATGAATTAGGGGTTATTTGATGGGCTACCCCAAACACCTGAAAAGTCTTAGATAGGTCTGATGAGCCAGGCTGTGTGGTGGTCACAGTTACAGGATCAAAAAAGTCAAGGCTCAAAGCTGCAATGATTCCGTCATTGTAATTGTTTGTGTAAAGGTCAAGAGTCACCGCATCGCATCGGACTGTTGTTTCAGCTCTAGATGCCACATAAGCCTGCGCATAGTCAAGAGCTACTGCATCGGTTTCCATAAGCAGGTCTTGTTGGTTATATGAGTGAACGAAATACTTGTCAATAGAAGCTTGATTGATGGCTGTCTGAGTTGTGCCGCCTGTGCGAGTTACTTGGGCTGAGTTGTAAATAAGAACATCGTTAAGAACCCACACAGCATTAAAGTAGGGAATCTGTGTGCCGTTGTCATTGAAAGCTACCGGTGTGCCTGTGAAGCTGCCTGTTGTATAGGCTCTATCTTGGAATACGAACTCGCCATATGCATTGACATATAAAGAGCCATACTCTGAGAGTTCGACCTTCTGCATGGCTTCTAGGGCTGTTCTAGGGGTACCAGGATCGGCCTGCATGGTGGTCAAGCCTGTGTCAATATCACGCATAGAAGCAGGCCAGCCAATTTGGTCAAGAATCTTATTGATTCGAGTACCTGATGGTTGTCCAGCGCCAGCATCTACAACTGTTGAAATCTGTGCGTTTTGTGCAAGTCTGAAGGCATCAACAGCTGTGATGGTTGTATAAACAACATCGCCTGTAAACTTAGGGGTTGTGGTTGTATAAGAAGTAATAAAGCCAGCAAAGATTGGGTAAGTTACTCCCGAGTAGGTTGCAGTAATAAGAACCTTACGCATTGGGTTAAGAAGGGTGTAATAGGGAGAAGCAGGATTCTGTGGGTTGAAATCACCATTCTGATCCACAATACGCAAAGTCAGCTGACCTGTTTGGAATTGGTCTGCCTGAGCATTGCGCCCACGCTTGGTGCTAATTGAATCTACTTGGCTAGACACATCAACAATAAGTGAAGAAGCATCACCCAAAGTATTTACATCAAGTAAGCCTTCTCCAAGAATCATGGTTTGAGCAAAGCCAGGCCCAGTTGAGAAGTTAATTACAGCATTGATTATTGGAACTGCCACTAGATTGCTCCAGCGTAAGTTGTTGAGTTCCCGTATCTGTTGAGGTCTTGAATAGCGCCTTGAACAACTGATGCAATCTGCTGGTCACCTATTCCTGATGCGTTAATAATGTAAGTAGGTGAGCCGCTGCTAGCTGTGTTGATTCCGACACCGTTAAGTCTAAGGTTATTTTGCAAAGCTGAAATGTCTGGCATTGCCAAATTCAGTTTCTCCCGAATAACAGCTCTTTGTTGCTCGATTGGAGTATTTGCGCCGCCGCCAGCATTTGCTGTTAATTTCTGCAACTGAGTAAGTTCGGCAGCAATTCTGTCAAGCGTTGCTCTGATTGATGCCCGGATGGCTTCAATAAGTTGCTTGAAAGCATCTTCAGCCTCATTGGCTTTTTTAATCATTCCAGCCATAGCTGTATTCTGATCATGGATAGCGATAAGAGATAGAAGGCGCATCTTTGTTTCGCCTTCAGTTGATTGATTAAGCGCTGCATACAATCCCACGCGTTCAACATCGAACTTCTTCTCTAACTCTTTGAGTGCTAGTTCATCGCCTGAAAGTACTAACTTACGAGCGGTGTTGTCATTGTCTATTTTCTTTAGACTGTTCTGTTCTCTTTGCAGCCTAATTGCATCAGCATTGGCTTTATCGATTGCTTTGCGTTGTCCAGGTGATTGGGCAGGTGTGCCTGCTGAACGGGCTTTGCTTGATGCACCTAATCGTGAAAGAAGTCCTAGTCCTGAAATCTGAGTGCCAGCATTAAGAACATCTCCAATGAAGCCTGCACCTGGCAATGACTTAATTGCCTTTGTAAGAACACCAATACCATAGATTGCATTACCAATCTGAGTAGCAAAGCCTTCCATTGCTGTGGTTGCTCCACCAATGCCATCTTTGCCTGCAACCATCTGCATTGCATCAAGTAAATCTTTACCAATAATCTCTTTAGCGTTATTGGATGCAACTGTGAGTTTGGCAATCGCTCCTGCATAGCCTTCGGCAGCAGCTAGCGCCTGACCTCTAAACTTGTCTGTAAGTTGTCCAATGATGACATCCATGTCACCAGTCTTTAATGTGGCTTTGTCTAATCCTGCACCTAAGCGGCTGAGGGCTGTTGTCTGACCCAAGAAGCCACGACTTAATGCGGCTGATACTGCGCCTAAGTCTTTGCCAGTACCTGCTGAAATATCTAGAGCTAGGGCTAACGCATCTTGTGACTTCTTAACATCTCCAGTAGCTGTGAGTAATGCTCTAAACGCTGGACGAAGGTCATCATCTAGAACCCCTGTAGCGCGTTGCAAATCACCTATGAACTTTTCAACTTCGATGGCTGCAAAGGCATTGCCTGTATTGGCTAGGGCTAAGGCTAGTGATCGTGCAGCCTTCTCATCTGCTGCGAATGCCTTGACTGACTCTTTGCCAAATGCGTATAACTTAGAAGCAGCAAAGACTCCAGCAAGTTGCTTACCTAGTTTAGCAACGGACTTTTCTAGTTTAGATGTAGCAGTTTCAGCCTGCTTGAATGCTTTATTGCCAGTGTATTCGGCTGCAATATCAATTACTACATTAGCCATTAGCGAGTGCCTACCATTCGATTGAAAGTCTTACCAGCATTGTCAATAGCCTTTAGAACAGCCTTTGTCGCGTTGCCCTTGTCATTTTCCCAAGCCTTGTAAATCAAGCGACCGCGCTCTTTGCCTGATCCTGTAAGTGGGCCCATTGCCTGAGCAAAGTTAGGGCGTGATGATGGCTTTGTGCCTGGCGCTCTGCGACCTGCTGTTTCATAAATAGCACCAGCAGCTGAACGGTTACGAATCTGTGCTAACGCTGTAAAGCCTCTGCGATTGGGCTTGGATGGTGTTGTCTTGTAACCAATACCGCGCTTGACAATAGATGCGTTAAATACAGGAAATTTGCCACCTTCACGCGCCCAGTTACTTAATGGCGAGACGGTGACAAATCCTCTAGCTTCTTTTACAACAGGCTTTAGAACGCCTGCAATTTCTTTCTGTGTTTCTTTGCCTAATTCTGGAGCGAATCTGCGAAGTGCCTTACGGAGTTCAACGCCGCCTTTGACGGTTGCTGGCATTGGCTATCTCCTTCGCATCTTCCTGTAGAACCCTTATTAGGTTCTTTAGCATTACTTCATCTAGCTCTAATAATTGTGTTGGCGAGATCCCGAGCCTGACGCTTAATTTAGCAATCAGGTAGGTGATCGAGTCTCGCCCTAAGCCAAAGGGTCATCATCTAGCACCTCAACCGAAGTCAAGGTCTCAATGAATTGCTCTCCGAATGGCTTAACAGTTTCACCCGAACGGCGGATACATTCCCAAGCTAGCCAAAAGATATCGCTTTGCTTCTGGTCTTCAATAAACGCCTTGTGAAAGCCCTTCTTGGCGTGAATCTCAAAACCGTACTGCACCAATGGAGTAATTGGGTATTCCCCAACTGATCCATCTACCCTTGTTACTTTTAACTTTGCCATGCTGTGCCCCTTTGTTTAGTTGTTTAGAAAGTACCTGTTGTGGCTACTGCAACTGTTGAGTTAGCAGTAAATGTGATTGATTGTGTGCCAATATCGCCAACAGCACCGTTGATGTCTGTTGTGTTATTGACTAACAATGAAACTGTGTAGAGAGGGTTTGTAGCAGATACTGCTGTTCCCTTTGTCTGTAGGAATACGCAAGTAACAGTTGTTCCCCATGCAGCTTGAAGTGTTGCAAGAACATTCGCTGATGCTGTGTCGTTGAGGAAATCGATTGTAACTGTTGATGCTTCCAAGCCCTTTACGAACTTGTGTGAAGAATCGCCCATTGCTGTTACTTCGAGTTCATCAAATGAACGGTTGATTGTTACTGCTGTTACATGGTCAGAAAGATCAACAGAGTTAATCTTAACGCCTACATTGTTGTTCAGAAATACAGCCATTAGGATTATTCCTCGTCTTTCTTAGTAGATGCTGGCTTTGGTGCTGAAGTAACCTGCCCGATTTTCTTCAGGAAGGCTTCGTTTTCTTTTTCCCATTCGGACATTTTAGCTCCAGGTAGTTAGAACGGATAGTGACATCTCGCAAGTAAGCAGGTCGCCAGATGCCGCGTTTAGAACGCTTGGCTGGGTTACTGCTCCCACATTATAGGTCAATGAGGATGCTGCGAGTTTGTTGAACACACCCACTAGGGCATCTTCAATTCCATTGAGGTTGCCTTCATTATCGAATAAAGGCACAGTAATGATTATCTTAAAATTAGCAGTTGGAGCAATCGTGTTATGTTGATTATTGTTTGGCTCTAAATATGGATCAGAAGGGCTAACGATTACAGAGTTAGCAAGAACTGTGGCTGGTGGGAATGCAAATGTCTGCCACTTGGTGTTATCGACTAAAGCAGTCGCAATCGTGGTTCTAAGAGTAGTGAGAGCAACTGGCATTATCCGACCATCGAACGCGGATCGAGTGCGTGAGCAATAAGTCCACGAACTCTAGCCAAGAGAGTATTACCCATGCGATATGGGCTAGGAGTAAAGTCCGGCGATACGCCGCCTGTGCTTGAAGTTTGGCGTGATTGCCAAATATCAACTGAAATTAAAAGCGCAGCTTCTTGGATTGCTGAATCTGCTGTCCAGTCTGTGTAGGTTTCTGCTGTGACTATACCAAATGGATCAATAGGATGTTTAGGTTGTTCAGTTGTGTGAGTTGTTGTAACTGAAATTGAATAAGCGCCAACGGCTGTAATGGTCTTAGAGCCATTGTATTTAGTGCCAGAGTTGGCAATAGTTACAGTCTGACCAACATAGAAAATCTCTTTAACAGGAATATCAAAATACAAAGTGCCTGTGCCAACAATGTTGCTGTGTGCTACAGGAAACCATTTAGGAGCCCAAAGCATAGGAATAATCACAGCATCGGCGGCATCGCATGTCTGTTGAAGCGTAGCGTCCGCGTACAGACTTCCAACTCCCAATGCTGAGCGAAGTTCTGCAACTGTGCAAAGTGACATCATATTCCTTTCTAAAGACTGGGAGCGGAGCAAGGGCTGCGCCCCGCTCCCAGCGACTTAGGGTGTTACTTACGCCTTGTTGTTCTTGAACGCACCAGCGCCTACCTTTGTCGCGATTGCGCCAAAGCCGTAGTAGCCGATTGTTACTGAACCTGCTGCAGTTGATTCTGCGCGTAGGCGGTATGTTGGTGATTCGTACCATGTGTACGCATCTGGGTTTACGATGAGGATTGTTCCATCGCCATCGCCAGCGTTTGTTGGATCAACATAGAGGTTGAGTCCTGCAACATTACCAAGTAGTGAAGTTGGAGTTACTTGTCCGCCTGCGTTCATTGGTTGTGATGCTGTGTAGATTGGGCGACCTGAGTCGTTCAATGACATGATGTTTGACCATTGACCTGTTGAAACAATCATGTTGCGAGCGAATGGGTTTGGAAGTCCTGCTGTAGCTGCGTAAACAGAAGCTGAACCGCGAGCAACAACACCAAGAAGCTCTGCAGCTGTTGGGTAAGTTGTTGTTGTTGTGCCATCAAGTGTTGCACCTGCGATAAGCGCTGCGTTTACTGCTGCGTTTGTTGTCTTTGCGTAAGCTGCTGCCATGTTGCGGACTAGCTCATCAAAGAATGCTGGTGATGTGCGATCTAGAAGCTCTACGCTGAAGGTCTGTTGTCCGGCGTACTTCTTTACAGACACGCTTAAGAACGCTGAGTTCTGGTCTGTGTCTGTGAATGCTGCATCTTCTGCAACTTCGCCGACTGCTGGCATCTGTGTAATCTTTGGAATCTCGAAAGTCATACCTGCATCAGGAAGAGTTCCGCGTGAGATTGCATCGATTGATGGACGGATTGTTGTGCCAAGTGGGTTGATGATTTCAGATAGTTGGCGTGTTGGTACAAGACCTGCGTTATCTGTTGTGTTGTCTGCTGCAAGTAGGTACTGACGAGCTGACTCATCACCTAGCGCTGCGCGGATTGTGTTTTCTGCATACTTAGCAGCTGTGATTTCAATGCGTGGCTTTGTGTAAGCCATTGCTGTAACAGTAGGACGAGCAGCCTCGACAGCCGCAGCTTCTACTGATGGTGTTGCTTCGACTGCTGTGGTTTCTTCCACTACTGTCTCGCTTTCTTTTGGTTGGGTTTCGGTTACAGCTTCTTCGACCTTTTCGGCTTCTTCAGCTGCGATATCAGTAACCTGAGCAGACTTGAATGCTGGCTCTGTTACTAAACTTACTTCGACTAAACGAGCAGCGGATACATAAGTCACGCCGTCCTTAATCTTTGACTTTAATACTTCAGCACCAATGCTAAGTCCGGACTGCAATCCTTCTTCTGCAAGGATTAGTGCTTCTGTACCGCGTTGTGAACGGCTGATTGAAAATACTGCGTTAATTGCATCTTCTGATTCTGAGAAGCTGACAGCGCGACCAAGTGGCTTCTTTGTGTCATGTTGGCTAAGCAACTTAATTGACTTGGCTTCTGGAATCTCGATTGATCCTGATTCAAAGATTACTTTGCCGTAGTTGGTTGAACCTGCTTCAACATTCAATGGCACAATTTTGCCAGAGATGGTGCGGCTAGCCGCATCCGCTGTAAGTTCAGCCGTAAGGGTTACGATTTGTGTCATGCCATACCGTTGCTTCCGTTAGGTGATAGGTCTGTCATTTCCATCGCCTGCTCTGTTGTGACGAGTCCGAGCGATAGCAATTTCTCAATTACTGCAAGTTCTTGCAATGGGTCTGTGCGTAAGAAGTTCTTATCGATGTCGAACTTCACGACATGACCACGAGGGGTAATATCATCCATCGATAAGCGATCTTCAATAGCTGTAATAAATGGTTGTAGAGATAATGCCAAGAATTGTTTACGCTCATCTTGGACATTTGCATAAGTCATTGAGTTGTTCATATCTGCTGAAACATAATAAGCAGGCACATTGCAAAGGCGTGCAATTTCTGTGGCGAGTTGCTGAATTGCCTCGTTATACATCATGTCTTTTGGTGAGAATGAAACTGGTGTGTATTCAAGTGTTGATGTTAGGTACGCTGTTGAACGATTATTACGAGCGTTCTTCCATGCAGCTAGTAATCCTTGAACTTCTTTAGGATCAAGGTCTGCGCCATTGTTCTTGATGTAGCCAGTAGCCATTGGAGTATTTGCTGCAACGGCAGCAGCCTTCTGAACATCGATAGCAGCGCGGATGGTTTGAACTCCGCTATTGAGGATTCCATCGCCTAATGATTGGAATGTGATTAACGAACCAAGTCCGTCCATTGGCAATGTAATGCCATCTACTGCGTAAGACTTAACAAATGTATTTGTGCTATCAAGAGTTGCAGTTACGCGAGAATTGGCAATCCACTCAAAGCGAGATGGGCGACCATCTTCGTTGTAAACTTCGACAACCTTCCAAAAGGCTTGTCCGTAAAACAATAGTGAATCAACAGTCCAGGCGATTGTTACTGATCGAGGCTGTGAGTAAGAAGGTTGCTCCATCCATACAGGAGAGCCGAGTTCTTCATTTGTAGACTTCTTGTAAAGCTCTAAAGGAATTGCACCGATTGTGCCAGCGAGAAGATTGCGGCAACGCTGTAATGCTGGGACTGAAATTGCTTCTGTTCGTGATACATACGCATATTGAAACGGGATTGCATAAGGCGAGTATTCGCCTAAAACTTGGGGTGCTGACTGTGCTTCGAGTAAAGGTTTAGTTTGTAGTCCGAATGTTTGCAGTAAGCGACCCATGTTTACATATTAGCACACTTTGTCTAATATTTGACAATTTCGGGGTGTTGTGTCTAGGTGATGATTTGAGGCTTTGGAGCAGGAAGCATCAGCTTCGATACAACCATTGCCAAGCCGATAGGTGCTGAGATGTCACCGGCTGACTTTCTCTTGATAATTCGCCATGCAGAGTCATTGACTTTGGCTGCACAGTTATTCATCTGTTGGATCAATTCTGCCTGTCCATTGTGAACCACGCGATGATTGACCAATCCTTCTAATAAGTCACCACAGGCTTTGTAGAACTGCTGACCCGAGACATCTTCACACATAACGCCTGATTGAGTTAAACGGTCTGCAATCGTCTGTGTGGCGTATTTGTCAAAGCAGACTAATCGGGGTTTATAGATGTCGCACCAGGCTTTAATGCTGGCTGCCATCTTCAATTCATCGATTGCCATCTGAGAGCTGTAGGTTTCTAGGATTCCGATACCGATTCTGCCATCTGGCAATAATTGACCAGCAACCAATGATCCATTGCGCCTTGACGGGCTGACATCAAATGCAAAGACTGTATATGCGCCAACGGCCATTTCCAAAGTGTTATCCGATGTTTCTTCCAAGACTCCATGCGGCCAGGGCGATTGAAGGCTATCAATCCATTGGCACAGCGTTTCTGTGCGAGTCTGCTCGATTGGATTAGTCGCGATTGCTTCTTCAATCGAATCTTTTGTAATTATGTAACCAAGTGCAGGATTGCTAGGAGCAACAGCATTGCGCCAGAACCAATCGCTAGTAATGTCAATTTTGCAATACTGAGGGGCGCTGTACTCGTAATAGCCAAAAGTCTCTGGCGGATAATCTTTAGCGCGTTCGACTAAACCATTAAGGACTGAACTAAAGTGATCACCAGCGTTGCTTGTTAAGAATGTCTGAGCATTGGCTCTTGCTCTTGTGACTGGTACAGCTGCTTTATAGCCATCTTCTGAGATTT